AGCGCACCCAGAGCCGATCGCCGTCATTGTTGTATTCCGGGATCGCCGCCTGCGTGCCGGACGCATTGGCCGCATTCCAGGTCACCTTAGAGCCGTTGACCCAGATCTCGGCCAGGCCCTTTACCGGAAGGTCTGAAAGGGCAATGACCATATGCAGGAACGCATTGGGCGTGTTGTCGACTTCTCCCCACGTGCCCGCGTAGACGAGAGAGCCCGCTGTCATGCCCCGGCCGACAATGAAGCTGCGCGGGACGGCGCCGCCGGACTGCAGCTTGCCTGAAGCACCGCCAACACCGCCGACCGGCTGCTTTTTGCCAAACAGGCTCTGCACCAAATAAGGGATGCCGATCGCCAAGCCGAGCTTGAGCGCGCCACCCACCAATCCGGCGAGGAGCCCCCCGCCGCCCAACCAGCCGGCGAAGCCCGCCACGAGCCCGATGACCGGCGCGGCCTGGCAAAGGGCTGTCGAGCACAGCAGCAATTGTGCCGCCATGGAAAGGGTACGGAGAAGGCGAGGCATTACGGAATCCTGAAAGCCTTGGCAGCATCAAGACGATCGAGCGAACCGAGCCCGTCAGGGCCTAGTACGGTCACACGTTCGCCGGCCACGACGCCGAGCGCCCAGCCGTCTGGGGTCTCGAACGCAGCGATATCGCCCGCGCCCGCCATCATCGGCGTGGTCTCTTCGAAGAAGTCCGCCGCGAGCGCGACTAGGTCAGCATAGCCGGCCCGCTTCAGGGCTCTCTGGGCACCGCTGGCCGAGTGATAGGAGCCGCGAAAACCGGTCGCTAGATCCAGACCGGTCATGGCCTTGATGCAGTCGGCCGCGAATAGCGCGCAGTCGTGCTCGCCCCACGCAAACGGCACGCGGCGATGCGCCTCGATCGTCTCGTGCAGCGCCGTCCGCCAGGTCGGGATGCGGTGCAACGCCATCAGCCGACCCGCCCCTTGTCCTTGCCCCAGAACAGTTCCCAGTCGGCGACCACGCTGGTGTCGTGATAGAAATCATCGTCCGACTTGCGGAGGATCTGGCTTTCATGGCTGCGGACGTCCGGGTTTTTCCGGGTCAGTTCGCGCGTGTGGGACGCGCAGGAGAGCGTGACGGTTGACGCGCCGCCCTCGGCCGGCGTGACCACCGGCGCTTCGTCGATGAAGCCGATGAAGCGGGACTTCGCCGGCCCCACCAGCTCCAGCGTGTCCGGGGTCAGATAGCCGCGGTAGATCGTGATCGGGGCGTTGCGGGCGTCATAGGTCTTCGTGGCATCGATCACCGAAGCGTCGATGCCGGACAGCACCACCTCGACCGTCCGCACCGAGATATCGGAGGTGAGCGCGATGTCGCCGATCGACACGAGCGCACCGCCAACGAAAGTCTGCGCCTCAACCAGCCCGGTCCGGCCATTTTTGACCAAGCAGGAAAACGGGCCCGCATCGGACCAGAAGCCGACTGGGCTGGCGTTGCCGGTGAGCCTGTCCTTCACGGTGATCACGATGAAATCTCGCGCGACGACGGTACGCGCGGCGATAGCGGTGATTTCGGCGGGGTCTAGCGAGCGCATGGGACGGCCATCGCCGTCCGGATCGGGATCGGCGCCTATTCAGTCTTTTGAGAGGAGCACGATGGTTGCGGCAGTTGAGATGCCAACTCGAGATTAGGGTCAGATCACCTGCATGGCTTCAAAGCCTGCCTGGCCGATCACGCCGTCCGCGCTCAGATTGAGGGTTCCGGGCACGATCCGCATCTCTGCCGCCGCGCGGACCAGGGTTATGGCCGTGTTGACCGCCGCGCCTTGTCGCCGAGGCGGGTGGATCTCGAACTCGGGCGTCACGCCTGCGCCACTCGCCACGACCTGTGGCGTGACGACCTGGTGCAGCGCGCGCGAGATTCCGTAGTCGTAGGCGAGCATGTCGCCGACTGTCAGCACGTAGCCGGCCGGCAGTCCCTTCAACAGCAGGTTTTTGGCCGTTGCACCGAGCCCGCTGATCTGGACATTGCTCGCGCCGAGGTTCGAGCCATCAGGATCCGCAGCAGGGAACTGCGCCGCCGGATCCCAGGCATAGAAGCTGCCAAGGGAGCCGCCGAGCCCGCCCACGAGCGCGCGGATCACACGAAGCTGCTGCAGCGTCAGCATCGAACAGTCCGCCTTCATGTGCCAGAGCGGCGAGCGCAGGTCCTTCACCCGGATCTGGCCGCCAGCCTGGCCGGACGTCTCTTGGCCGTAGCTCAGCGCGAACGAGACCCCTGTAACGACGAGGGCGTTCATCAGGTCGGTGGTTGCCATCAGATGCCCACCAGCTTTCGGTCACGCTTCGCCTTCATGATCAAGTCGGGCAAGCTGGCTTCCATCCGCTTGTCGCGCCGATCCAGTTCGGCTTTCAGATGGCCCAGGGTTTCCTCAGTGGCATTGCCCTGCACCGTGATGGTCGTCACCGGAGCGAAGCTGATGACGTTCGAACCGCCGCCGCGTCCGGTGCTCTCGACACCCAGGCGACCGCCCGGCAGGCGCCGGAGCGGCATCACAGCTTCGGGACCGGCCTCGCCCATCAAGCCCATCCCCTTTGCCATTGGGAACACGGTCGGCGTGTTGACGACCCCTCCATTGGCGAACGCGGTCACCCTGCCGCCGGCGAATGCCGCGCCATTGGCGAACAGGCCACCAGTCCCACCGATCGACATGAAGCCGCCACCGCCGCCGCCAATTACGCCGGCCAGGTTGCCCCAAAGGCTGGCGGACAATTGGTCCGTCGCCATGTCGACGAGCTTCTGGCTGATACGATCGAGAGCGTTCAGCGCGGCATCAGCCAGTGAGGACCAAAGCCCCTTCCCGTCCGCAATACCCGAGCGGATGTCCTGGAAGAACCCCTGGAACGTCCCTTTTGCGAAATCGTAGGCGTCGCGCAGCTTGCTGGTCTCGACCTCGAGAGAGGCCATGGCGGCGGCCTTTTCCTTCAGGACAGAGATCTGGGCCGGATCAAGCGTCAGGCCAGCCTGGGTAGCCCGGTTCAGCAGCTCCTGCTCATAGCGAAGCCGCGCGGTCGCATCCGCCGAGAGGCCAATGCCAGCCTGTTCCGCACGAAGCGACGCGATCCTGGCATCAGCATCCCGGACGATGTCCTCGAACCGCTCGCCGTCGGTCTTGCCGCCTCGGGCCTTCTTCTTGGCCTTCTCATCAACCGCAGTGAGCCCGGCGGCCAGCTCCTTGAGCTTGGCCGTCGCCGCCGACGCGCCCTTGGCGATGCCCGCGCCGAATTCTCCGATCGTGTCCCGGGACATGATCTGGTCGATGCTGGACTTATGCGCGGCGTTGGCCGATGCGAGGCGGCCGGCTGCCGGGTTGTCGAGTTCCTTAAGGGAAAGGGCGTCGCCTATCGTGCCGACATCAACGCCAGGAATCTGATTGATCTTCCCGATCAGCCAGTCGATTCCCTTCGCAGCCTTATCCAATAGGCTATCGATAGCCACGATGGCCAGATTCACGCCGCCGACGACGGCCGCGCCCATGATGTCGCCGAAGTTGCCCCAGATGAACTTCAGATCCTCATAGGCGGCCGTGAACGAGTTGAGGATGTAGTTGGCGGCCGTCTTGGCCACGCCGACAATGTCGACGCCGAATATCTGGGTCAGCTCGTCGCGGAAGATGTTCGCCGCGGCAACGGCAGCAACCATCCCAAAGACGAGAGCGGCGGCCGGGTTGGCGGCGGCCATAGCAGCGGCCGCAACGGTCGCGGTGACGGCAAGGCGGGCCATGAGGGCGATCAACTGGACGACGCCTGCAACCATGGCCGGGCCGTACAGAAGCGCCAGGCCGGCGGCCGCAGCGACGGCGTAAGGCGCGATCGGCTGGATCGCCTCTGCCAGCGTGCGCAGGACCGTCGAACCCAGCTTGGCCCAATCGACCAGTTGCAGGCCAGCAGCTGCCAGCGCTGTGAGACCTATCACGAGCACGCTGACCGGCGAGAACACGGAGGCGAACGCTGCGGCCAGCCCGTGCAGCGGGCGCTCCATGGTGGAGATCACGGCGGCGAGCTGCGTGCCCTGTTGCAGACCGATCTGCATGGCGCCCATACCCATCTGCGCCGAGACGGCGATGTCCTGAAATTGTGCGGCGATGTTGGCTGTGTTCAGATTCGACGCGGCCTTGACGTTGGAGTTGGCCGCTACCGCATGAGCACGCATGGCGGCGGTTGCCTTGGACGCTGCGGCTGCTTCGGCGCCCAAGGCAGCTGTCGATGAGCTGATGCCCCGCGATGCTGAAGACGCCGCCGCACCAGCGTTCTTCGTCGCCCCGGACACTCCCTCAGCGGCAGCCTGCGCGCGCTTGGCCGCGTTCGTGAGTTGGTCAAGGTCGCGTGCACCCTTGGCGGCGGGGGAACTGTCGACCTCGATCCCGAGAGAGGCAATGTTGGCCATGCTATTTCCTGTTGGGAGACCGCTCGGCCGCTTCGGCGCGCTCCCTGGCCACAGCGGCAAGGTAGGCGTCGTCCATCGAACGGATGATCCGGATCTCTTCGCGCCGCAGGATGTCGCCGGTGAGCGTCATCCAGTGCGCCATCTCCGTCATGGAAAGCGGCTCGGCGCCGTTGAGGCCGGCCGAGAGCCCGGCCCGCATGCTCCAGAACCAGTCGAGGAGGTAGGAGAAGTCCGGGTCCAGAGGATCGGGCTCCTCCACCGGCAGTCCGAACCGGGCCAGCCGTTGCCGGCGCGTCTCGCCGCTGTCATCCGCGATGTTGAGCCGGACATGCGCCTCGACGTGCGAGACGAGGAGCAGCCCTATTTCGCGAAAAAAGCGGCTTCATCTCCAAGCGCCGTGTCGATCTGCTTCGCCAGCCAACCGACCTCGAGGAGCTTGACGACGTTCAGCTTCGTCAGCGGCGGGTTCTTGAGCTCGCCGAGGGACAGGCCGTCGTCCCACTTCCATCCGACGATAGCCGCCGCGAGAAGATCGACCGTATTGTCCTCGATCTTCTCGGCCGTCATCGAGTTCCGGCCACCCCGGAGGGCCTTGTTCTTGATAGCCCGTTCGACGACCTTGACCCGATCGTCCTCGAGGCTGACGCACTCGATCTGGAGACCGATCGGCTCGCCCGACGCCGGGTGCTTGATGTCGATCGTGATCGTGCTCGGCTGGATTGCCAGAATATCCATGCTGTTCTCCGAGAGGGTGTCGTGCGCTTAGGTGACGTTGGCCGTAGCGGCGGAGGTCGCCGTGGCGTTGCCGGCGCCGTTCGTGCCGGTGACCGCGACAGAGATCGCCTTGGCGGCGTCCCCTGCGACCAGCGTGTAGGTTGCCGCGGTGGCGCCCGCGATGTTCGTCCCGTCGCGCTTCCACTGGTAGGCGAAGCCCGGGTTGCCAGACCACACGCCGGGGATGGCGGTCAGGGTCTCGCCCTGTGTGAGCACGCCGGCGATCGAAGGCTTCAGGCTGTTGGCAGGCGCGACGAGCGAGGTCGGGTCGACCACGATTTCGGTCTGGACCAGGCCGAGGGTGAAGACCTCGAGGATGAAGTCCTCGTTCCGGCCATTGGGGCGCGTCGGGCCCGTGACGAGGCCGCGATTGTAATAGACCGTGTTGGTCGAGTTCGCGTCCGGGGCGTCGGCGTCCTCGAACTTGACCGCATAGAGCAGCTTCGTCTTGCCGGCGGCGCGGAGCGCAACCTGGCCAGGGTCCGTCGGGTTGCGCGCGCACTCGATCGTCGGATCGCCCGCGTTGGAAATGCCCTTCTGCTTCTGGGTGACCTCGGTGGCCAGCTCGTCATAGCTGACGATGTTGGTGTTCGTGCCGGACTCGCCGACGGCGCCGACATTGCTCACCTCGACATAGGTCAGGGCGGCGAACTGGCTCTCATTGAGAGTGGACGGCTGGGGCGTCGTGCAGATGAAGACCTTCCGGCCCTTGTTGGTATTCGCCATGGCGGGATCTCCTCGGATCGTAGTGGCGGGTGGATGGGCCGGCTGGCCGGTGGCTATGCGAAGACTTCGTAGGCGACGGTCACCGGCACCTGCCAATGGGTGTCGTCGGCGAGCGCCGGCCCGACGTCTGGCGCCTTGGTGACCCGTGTCGTGATGCCGCCAGACCGCATCGGCATGTCAGGCTGGAAGTGAGCTGCCACCTTGCCGGCGATTTCCGTGGCCGCTGAGGCGCCTGCGTTGAGCGGGGTGAAGACATCCACCTGCAGCAGCCCGATCCGCTGGTGAGGCTCCGCTGAGCCGAGGAACAGGCGCCGGTTGGTGTTCGGGAGATGAGAGGCCCGGAGATAGCTGGCTGGCTTCGGGTTCATGGAGACGTTGGGCCACGCGATCGGCAGGGCCGGTGAGTGCACGAAGGCAGCGAGCCGCGAGAACAGCGCCTGCTCGATGTTGCCCTCTACCGTGGCCACAACCATGCTGATAGATTCCTCGTATGAAGCCGCTCAGCGACAATCAGGCCCATGATCTTCTGACCGAGGCGCGCCGCGCGCTGGGCAATGCCCCCGGCTCAACTGTTCGCGCCGACACCGCCCTGAAAGCGGCCCGACAGGCCCTATCCGGCCTCGCCCTCGCCTTGCTGGTCGCCTCCGAAAGCGGATCCGACCAGGTGCCTGGCGTCACAGGCCCAGACGGTTCTTAAGCTCGGCCGCCTTGCCGTCCACGATCTCCGGCCACTGCTGCGCTGCGGTTCTGACGAACGCGTCTGGCGTCTGCCCGCGCGCGCCATACTCGCGGTGCGCTGCATAGGCGGCCGTGTAGCCGAGATAGATCGTGTCGCCGAGTTCGGAGCCGGCGATCACCGCCTCGATCACCCCGGCATCAAAGGCGTAAGTCTGGCCCTCCACCGGGCCCTTCTTCGGGTCGATGAGGGGCATTGCGGACGTCGAGGCCATCAGCGACGCGCGGAGGAAGCCAGTGTCGACGCGCATTCGGCCGCCGGCATTGCGGGTCGTCTGGACCCGGGCAACGAGCTCTTGCACGCTGGCCTTGAACACGGCCTCCTCGGCGCCCTTCACCTTCCTCGCCCAATCGGCGACCTGGGTCGCGAATGTGAGGTTGGCCATCAGGCAGCCTCGGCTTTGAACCGCTCCACGACTGAGGCGAAATAGTCGATGTCATAGCTCACGACGCACCTACAGCCGCTGATCTCTGAGATCGGGGCACGAGGGTCGCATGGGAACCGCAGCGTCGCGCCCGACGGCGACTGAAACACGCCGTCCATCGGAACCTTCTTTCCGTTCAGCGCCCGATGGGTGTGGCGCACCCGGTTGTCGCCGGCCGATCGCCAGATCTTCGTGACGTCCTCGACGCGGATCTTGCCGGCGGCGATCTGCTGGCGGATGGCGTCGTCTCGGCCTTTGCTCAGAGCCATCATCGTTTCGGTCCGGGCGAGGAATTCGCCACGCAGTTCGAGCAGCCGGTCGCTGTAGCGCCCCACGATCCGCGTGACCGTCTCGGCATCCAGCGGCTTGCCCGACTTGATGGCTGCCAAGATGGTTCGGTCGAAGCGCTTGTCGCGGCGCTCGCGCCCGAGATAGGCCCGCAGCTGCGCCGGGTCGCCCGACATCAGTTCCAGCCTAGCGTTGGCGACATAACGCTCCTGCGCCGACGTGATGCCGATGATCCCGCCCTCGCGCCGCCCGGTGACGCGGTTGACGCGGCCGACGACGTTCAAGGCGGTTTCGCGCGGGTTCTGCCCCTCCGCCAAGCCCTCGCTGAGCGCGAGCCGGATGGCAACACGCTGATCGTCCAGGATGGCCGTGACCAGGGCGGAGGAATGCTCGCGCAGCCAGGTCTCGGCCTCCAGGTTGCGAACGCCGAACCGGAAGACCACCCGGCCGCCTTGTGGGTCGCGGACCTTCGGCAGGCTCCCGACCGTGGCCATGCCGCCCGAGTTGTAGGCGTCGGCCAGCCGCAGCTCGAGCTTAGAGAATGCAGCGGCGTCTAGTTGCAGGGCCTGCAGCGCGCCCTCGATATCGCCGCGCTCCAGCCGCTCGACGACGATCTTGAGCACGACGGTGTTCACGATGTCGGCGATGGCCTCCATGAACGCCGCGCGGACGGCATCTTCCTGGGTGGCCAGCAGGCCTTCAATGAGGTCTCGATCGGAACGACGAGCCATCGGTTACCCCGCCACGAAGGCGATGTATGCCACCGTCACGCCGGCACCTGGAATAGGCCGAAGGTCTTTCATCACCTGCACCGACCCGTCTATCACCAGCTTATCGGCGAGCGAGGGCGCCACCTCGGGGACGGCGAACATGACCTGGTTGTCTGTCGCGACGATGAGCGTTCCGTCGACGTACTTCTCGCTCACGCGGCTGACCGTAGCATCGAGCGGATAGGTCGTCTGCGTCGGCGCGCCCGGCTCCCATGGCGTGGCCGGATCCGGCGCGCCCGGGGTGACGCGGACGAGTTGGACCACGCCCTGCTGGAACCGATCGAGCAGCCGGGTCGCGGTCTGCTGCATGCGCGCGTAATCAAAGCGAGCCATCAGACCACCAGGATGCCCGGGATGGGTTGGCACAGCAGCCCGGCCAGCATTTCATCGATCACGGTCACCACCGGACGGACAGCGTCGGCGCCGAGCGATGCCGCGCTGGCATAGGCCACTTCGATGTCGCCGACCTTCTCCCGCGTCACCTGCTGAGAGGCGACATAGTCCGGGGACAGCGAGTTCGGCGCCGCTAGTTCGCGCAGGGCTGCCTCGTAGGTCGCATTGCCGATCACGTCGGGGATGACGCTGGGCGGGATAGCGAACCCATCACGCGTCACCGCCCCTGTCCTCGGCCAAGCCTGAGCCTGCGCATAGCCGCCGGTGCGGACGCCGACAAAGCGGCTGCCGTACCGGCCATCGATATAGGCGGAAGCCCGCACCAAGGCCGGCAGCACGGCACCGGCCGGGACGGTTGCCCCGATCGATGCCGCATACGCCGCGAGCCCGGACTCGGTGCCGTAGTTGGGCATGGTCAGACCTTCGCCTGCAGAGCCGTGACGATGGCTTCCTTGGTGTCCGGAGTTTCATCGCCAAGGATCTTGCGGGCCTCGGCTTTGAACGTCTGGAAGTGGAGCTCATCGGCCTTGGCGAGAAGACCCGCCGGGCTCATGGCCGTGTCGACCGGTTTGTTGTTGTCGCCCGGGCCGTAGTCCGGCTCGCCCTCGAAGGTGAACCAACCGGTCTCCTTCGCTACCTTCTTCTCGGCCGTCGACAGCTCGACTTCCACCGTCTGGCCCGGCTCAATGAGAACCGGCCCGCCGACGGCATTGAGCCCGCGCGGGCCCTTCTGCGTGTTGGTGATCTTCATGGCTTATGTTCCTATGCAGCCGCCGCGAACTCGCCAAAATACTGACGCTCGGCTGCGCGGCGGGCAGCTACGGCATCTTCGAATGTGATGAAATTGCCCAAGAGCAGGACGCGGCGATCGACAGTAATCCGCGCATGCCATTTGCCGGTGTCGCGGCGCTTGGTGACGCCCTTGTGCCCCGACTGGTTGTCGGAGCGCATGCCGGAATTCATGTTGTTCTGCGATCGGGTGACCAGCCGCAGATTGCTCCATCGATTGTCGGACCGGACACGGTTGATATGGTCAATCTCGGTTCCCTTCGCGGGAAACGCGCCAGTCATGAAAAGCCACGCGAGCCTGTGAGCTCTGTAAACGCGCTGTTCAACGATAATGGAGATATAACCCTCTTTCGGTGTCCCTGCTGGCGAGCCGACCTTTGCTTTACCGGCGTGAGACAGGCGGTTCTCTCGCCAAGAGAAGATGCCCGTGTCCGGGCTGTATTCAAGCAGCTCGCGGAGACGTTGAAGATCAAGGGGCTTCGTCTCACCGCCCCCTGATGCATCATACGCCATCAAGATATCTCACGGCCTTCGGGCGCTTGATGTCGACGCCGCCGAGGCGGAACACGCCCGGCACGTCGAAGCGCATCGGGCCAGTCTGCCAGGCAGGCAGGAAGCGGAAGGGCATCGGAAGATGCATCTTCAGCACGTCCGGCGAGCGGCGATAGGCGACCATGCGCTTGGTGCCGCCGGCTCCCGCCGCATCGAGATATCCGAACAGGCCGCGGATGGTCAGCGGCTGGCCGGTAGTGCGGGTGTAGATGTTGTTCCGCTCGATCCATTCCAGGATGGTGGTCTGGTTGACCGCATCGATGCGGCGGGTCGAGAGGTCCAGCAACACCGAGTACGGCATCGTCAGCGTGTCGGCGATCTCGCCGCCCAGCGTGCCGGTGAACATGCCCGTCAGCTGGCCGTTGATGTCGCGCAGCACCTGATCGGGCGTCTTGCTGGCGAAGGTCGTTGCCGAGCCCGTGCCATCCGCCGGCGCCGTGGTGGCGGTCGGCGTGGTGGCGTTGACCAGGCCGGTGAAGCCCTTGGTGGCATCGCCGCCGAAAGCCACCTGGTCGATCTTCTCTTCCGACACACGACGGGCCAGCGAGGCCTTGTCGTTAGTCAGGTTCATGCCGAGCAGCTGGGCCTTGCCCAGTTCCTCGAGATCGTAGCCGTAGCCGATGCCGGCCATGTGGACGCCGGTCTCGAACTTCTCGCGGCTCAGGTCGACATTCGGCATATCGTGGGCCTTGCCCGAGAACCACTGGGCCTGGCCGACGCCATCCATCGAGAAGTAGGTGACCGAGTTGATCCATTCGGGCGCCGACGTGTCGACCGGGATCAGGTTCGGATACTGGATCTCCTGATACCGCTGCTGGTAGACCGTCGGCTCGATGATCGACTGCTGCGAGATGAGGAAGTTCATCGAACGCTGCTGAGCGTCCTGAGTCATGAAGTTCATGGGACGCTCCTTACGGGGTGTTCAGGCGGAGGGCAGCCAGACCGGCGCCAGCAGTGCTGGTGTCCCAGGTCGCGCCCGCGATGAGGGTATTGGACGTCGGCGTCTTGCTCAGAACGCCGGTCGCCGGGGTGTAGTAGACGGGATCGCCGACCGCGACGGCTTCGGATGCCGACACGACGATGACGCCGCGCTTCATTACCGCGACATTGGCATACTGGGCGTAGATGTCGGCCGGCTGGCCCGGGTCGGCGACGGCGATGCCGACGAACTTGGCCGTGGCCTCGGAGTCGACGACCTGATTGTCGGCCGTGCCCTGCACCGCGACCTTGCCGAAACCGATGCCTTCGACATCTTCGGCCACGCGGGTGACGATGTCGGCCGGCTCCTGGTTGAGGACCATGCCCTCATACCAACGGGCGTGGGTGGCGCCATAAGTGCTCTGGATCGTGGGCATGTTACGCCGCCTTTCCGTTCGGGTTCTGCCAAGCCTGCGTGAGGCCGTCGGTCATGGCCTGATAGGCCTTGCCGCTGGCGTCCGCGTCGTTGGTCGGGTTGAGGCCCAGCTGCACCACGGTGCGGAAGGGATCGGTGCTGGCGCCCTTGGCGGCGTCCTCGGCGAGGATGTCGAAGCGGGCGTCGATGTAGGCGGCCGGCTTGTCCTTGATGGCGGCGTCGCCGATCTTGGCCGCGACCACCGCGTGACGGATCTCGGCGTCGGACTTGCCGTCGGTGGCGACCGTCGGGACGATGGCCTTGGCCTTGGCGATCAGGTCGCTGCGGGACTTCACGGCGGCGTCGAGCGCGGCCGCATCCATCACCTTGCCCTTCAGGGCGTCGATCTCGGCGTCCTTCTTGGCGAGCTCGGAGTCCTTGGCCGCGAGGGCCGAGGCGTGGTCCGCGATCAGCTTGTCCGTGCTGGCCGAGGCATCAGCCAGGCGCTGCTGGAGCGTCGAGATGACGGTGGCACCCTGATCGGTCACTTCGATAGGGATTCCGTCGACGGTAACCGTCTTCAGGGTCATGGTTGGTTCCTTCTGAGGGGAGTGGTCGAGAACCGGGGCAGCGCCCCAATGCGCCGCATCACCGATGCGGACCTGCGAGCCGGCCCGACCGCGCTGCACGATGGCGACGTGGTTGATCCGGATGTTCTTCTGGATGGCGTCGTAGGACTCGCCGGCGGGCGTCTGGCCGGGCGTGAAATCGAGGTCGCAGGTGTAGCCGGCGCTCAGCTCCTGCTTGCCGCTCTCGATCGCCTTGATCGTATCTTCGTCGCTGACCATGAGCGGGACGCGGAGGAAGATGCCCTCCCCTGCGATTTCGTCCCCGGTCTGGCCGACGGCGTACTGCTTCCAGTTCGAAGAGTTCACCTGCTCCGGCGGGTGGTCGTTCGTGACCGGCCGGTGCGCGGCGCTCTTCAGCGTGTCCTCATGGAAGACCTCGGCGCCGGGCCGATATACGCTTACCCGCGCCATGTCGGGCTTGCCGACCTCGGAGCCCAGATAGACCTGGACGCCAGTCCGCGCGATGCGGGCGTCAGCGACCAGATAGCCGTCATCACGCCGGCGCGTTCCCGCGACGGTTACAGCGTCGGTGAATTGCATTTAGCTTTCCCCTAGGGCAGCTTCTCGAAGCGCTTCAAAAAACGGGAGGGAACGATGGCGCTCTACAAGGACGCGAACCGAGTGACCAAGGCAGACAAAGGCCTCGAGCACTTTGACAAAGAATGGAAGCCGGGAGAGACCCCTAGCTATGCCGGGATCTACCGGTGTGCAGGATGCGGCGACGAGATCGCTTCGAACAAGGGTATCCAGCTGCCACCTCAGAACCATCACCAACACACCACAAGCCAAGGCTCCATCCGCTGGAAACTCTTGGTTTATGCTCAATCGGGCTAGGCGCTAGACGACTTCCTCGAAAATCTCCGGCCCGAGCACGATGCGGCCCTGGTAGGGCTCGACCTTCGACAGATCGATATCGCCGCCGACCTGGATTGAGATGTGGGGCTGGTATTCAGGCCAGTCCCACGACGCTCCGGCTTCCCGGATTTCGCGGTTGCGCCAGACCAGTTCGTTGGCGGTGATCAGCAGAGCGATATACTCGCCGTCCGGCCCCAGCCGTTCCATCTGGCGCGGCCCGCCGGCGGCGATGTCCAGCTTTTCCGACCATGAGGTGCCGACGGCGAACCAATCGACCGGGGTGGTGCTGTAGGCGATCGTGACGTGCAGGTCCGGCTCGATGTCGGTGAAGCCCTGACCCTTGGCCCAGGCGATGATCTCGGCGGCGTTGGTGACCTTGCGGCTGACGTAGAGGGTGCGCGGCGCGGCGTCGGCGGTGGGCTTCTGCGCGGGTTGCGCGGATGCCGGCGGCGTCGCGGCTGCCTCCAGATCCTTCTCGTCCTCTTCCTGCGCCGAGAGCTTGCCGTACTCCTCGATCGCGGCTTCGAGACCCGGCAGCGAGCCATCCTCGATGAAAGTGTTCACCAGGGCGTCGGACAGAGCCTCGATCGGCATCAGCGGCGGGCTCGTACCCGTGCCGGCAAGCGCACGGGCCGCATCGGACTTTGTCTTGAAGACGTCGGCACGTTCCTTCTCCGACATGCCCCAGAGCGGCGCCCAGGTGTAGTGGATGGCCTTGTCCCGCGCGCCGGTGGCGGAGCGGATGATGCACTCGTCCAGCCGAGTCATGGCCGGCCCCATCTCAAGCTCCTGCATGGAGCTGAGGCGGTCGTAATAGTTCCGCAGGTCGGACTCGCCGGTGGCATTCATGCCGGCCGGGGACTGGCCGAACAGCCGCGTCATGGGGATGTCGGCCGCGCCCGAGGCGATCTGCATGAAGCGATCGAGCACGTCGGGCAGCGTGGCGAATGAGGCCGTCTTGGTCTCGTATTCCTCTTCCTTGTCGAGCATCAGCGTGCCGTTGATGCCCTTGGCCGTGGCTGCAAGGGTGTAGCGCTCGATCAGCTTTGCGCGGTAGTTGGCATCGGCCAGGTTGGCCATGAAGTTCGGCACCCGGATGACGTCGATCTTGGCCTCGAAGACGAGCGAGGCGATGTTGGCCGCGGTCGCATCAGCCTGCTTGATCGCGTCTAGCGTGGACTGAAGCACGCTGTCGCCCCAGCCGAGCTGGGTGCTGGCGAATTCCTCGTCGGGCTGCGCGGCGCCATGGAAGATCACCAGGCGGGACGGATGGATGTCGATCTGCGCTTGGTTGCCCGCCGTCAGCTGGTAGATGCCCGGCCGGCCGTAGGTCTCGGACTGGGGGTCCCGATCTGTCTCGCCGGCGGTGAGCTGGCGGCGGGTCAGAACGGTCAGATACCGCAGCCCACCCTTGCCGATACGCTCCAGGTCGAGCGGCGCGGCGAGGTTGGCGTCCCCCGTGCCCAGCATGATCGCGGCGCCACCCCACAGGCGGGCCTTGGTCCGGGCCTCCAGCACCTTGCCCTTGACGTTGAGGCGCTTCTCTTCGTCCTCGATCGCCTCGATCTGGGGGGCCTTGGCCTGCCAATCGCGCCATGCCCGCACGCTGTCGAACGCGGGGATGTCCACGATCTTCCGCGGCAGCCAGGCCGTGCGGTAGGCGGCGAGCAATTCGCCATCGGTCAGCAGCGACAGGACGTATCCCGACGATGCCGCCTTATCCCGGCCGGTGCCGAGGTTCGCCACCAAGTTGGTGAGGCTGTCAGTAATACTACGGGCGAACTGGACGACGTTGTTCATGTCTGCTCCAGTTGCTGCGAGCGAGTCGCTGTAAGAAAGACGGGGGTGCCAAGAATGGCCGTGATTTCCGCGAAGTTGATCGCCAAGACCGACATGCTAGTGACCGACGGTAAGATCATTGCGGCCGGTGAATACGAGGCCTACCAGATTCCGGAGCGACCCAACGTGAATGCTCCAAACGGTCGGCAGCCCGCAAGCTGGATCCTCATTGTTGGATCTGACAAGATCGATGTCACTGGTCTGGTGCACTCGGGCGATCTGGCTGTTCTGAACCCATCGGGCTAGACATTTGCCAAGGTGAAGGTCGAGCCCAGCGCCAGCTCGTTCAGAGCATCGGCGAAGGCATCGACCTGGTCGTCATGTTGAGCGTTCGGGAACGAGCACACCTCATCGAGGAAGGTGTCGTTCCATGGGCCTCGCACCAGCTTCACATTGCCAGCCTCAGCTTGGGCCGATGCAGGCTTGGCGCGCACCGTCTTCTCGCCGGTCGGGAGCACGACAATGACGTCGTATCCAGCCAGCAACTTGACCTTCGTCGCCGCGTCCGACTTGCCGGCGGCGCCGGGGTCCTGCGGCATCCGAATGCGGACAGTCAGCCCGTCCTGTGTGGCGGTGTTCTTCAGGTTGGTCTCAACATCGCCAGGCGACCACCGATCCCTGCGCACGTCCTGCACATAGAAGATGCCGCCGACGTGCTTCATCTTCAGGCCGACGGTCCAGTCAGGCGACCGGCCGGGAACCGCCTTGGATGCCGCGAAGTCCCAGGCCCTGCATTCCTGACCGCCAGCCGGGACAGCGTCGACAATCTCGAAGTCGCCCCGCTGGAACATGCCGCCGGAGCGTGGCGCCGGGCGCTGCTGGAACTGGCCGGCCACGGCATAGGAGCCCATCGGCACCTTGTCGCGATCGACCACAGAGCGCGGGAACCGCTCGGGGAAGAGCAGCTCACCCTCATAGGTGCGCGGATCTTCGAACCCGATGGACGTCTTGCACCGGCGGTCCGGCTCGAACTCCATCGGCAGCATCAGATGCTCGTAGCCGAGCCCCAGCTTCTGGATCTGGCCGGAGACGTCATCCTCGTGCAGTCGCTGCATGATGACGATGATGGCCGAGGTCTTCGGGTCATTCAGACGGGTCGGCACCGACTCGCGGAAGATGCGGGTCGTGTTCAGCCGCTCGGCCTCGCTCTCCGCCGTCTCAGTCGAGTGCGGATCGTCGATGATGACGCGATCGCCGCGGCCGCCGGTCAGCGATGCGAATGGAACGCCCTCGCGAAACCCGGTCTTCGTGTTGGCGAACGACGCCTCCCCCGCCCTGACGAGCTCGACCTCGGGCCACAGCGAGCGATACCACTCCGACTGCACCAGGTCGCGCATGCGACGGCTGTCGCGCTTGACGTATTTCTCCGTGTAGCTGCTGGTCAGATAGCGGAGCGACGGGCGCTCCATCGGGCCCCACTCCCATGCCGGCCATAGAACCGACGTCAGCAGCGATTTCATGGTGCCGGGGGGCACGTTGATCAGCAGGCGATTGATCCGGCCGTCGGTGACCGCTTGCAGGTGACTGCAAATGGCATCGAGGTGCCAGCCGTGGATGTATTCCGAGCTGGGCTCGACGACATGCCAGGCCTCGCGCACGAAGCCGGCCAGCGACTGGCACCGCGCCCGAATGGCCTCGGCATCCCGCTGGACCCGTTCCCGCTCCCTGGCCGCCTCTCTACGTCTCCGCTCCGCCCGGATCTCCGCCAGTGTCGGCAAGCGGGCCGAGGATGGCCTCAAGGCGGTCGAGGTCGTCATCCGTCACCCTGGTTAGATCGTATGAGCCGATAGAGCCGGAGTGCTTGTGCTTCTCGACGATGAGGCCGAACAGCTTCGCCTTGCCCATTGTGGCAGAGACGGCGGCGCCGGTTTGCTTCTCGGTGAGCGCCAGTGCTCGGGCCTCTTCCAGCTCGGCGGCGAGGCTTTCGACTGTGACCTCGACGCGCTTGGCGCCGCGCTGCTGCAGTTCAGCGACGCGAGAGGCCACCCTCTCATTTCCTCTCAACCTTGAGCAGTTGCCGTCGTGGGCCTTGAAACCTGCGGCCACATACGCT